GTTTTTAATTCTTAAAGGTATGTAAATAAATTCAACTGATTTAACTGGCTCAATTGCTATATCAACATACAATTCATTTCTATCAATTCTTGTTGCTGTGTTGTTAGTATCATCACAAACTACTAAGAAGTCATATAATGCTCTTTGTCCAACTAGTTCTAGTAAGAATGATTCAATTGCTTGTTTAATTTCGTTTCTTGTTAATTCATCGTTTGGTTCGAATATAAACGGTTTAGCAACTGCATCTAATTGTGTTCTTAAGTAGACTGCTAGTCTTGAAATATTGATTCTATCTAATGCCGAACTTGCCGATGTTTTCGTCAAGTTACCAAAGTTTACAATTCCTGCTCCTGAGAAGAAAGTAATTGGATTAACCTTAACACTGTGCATTGAATCTCTCACTGACTCCGTTACAGATATCGTTTGGAATTCTCCTGTACTTGAATCAATATATCCAACTGCTGTTGCATTATCAACTAGTCCTCTTCGTGTACCAGCCGGTGCAAACCATGGATATGCTAAATTATCGTTATTAGCTAAAGTTCTCATTATCATATGTGAAGGTGGAACAACAATTGAATTTCCGCTGTTATCAGTTGTTAATCCTGATGGATAAAATACGCCCAAGTAATCACTTGAACTAACTAATCCGTCTTCACCATTGTCAGTTGCCGCCGCTGTATTATTAGCCCAATCGCTAATTGCAGTAGCAGTTCCCGCCAATCTCATTGGTGAATCACCAATTACAAATGCTGTATAATTTTTGTCAGCATTTAAATTAATCATATTAGCCATTGCTTCTGGATATCCAGGTGTTGCAATTACATTAAATCCTCTTTGATCTTCTCTAATTGATTGATTTGTATCTATTTCTGATTTAATTTGAGATGCAACAACTTTTCTTTGTGCTTTTCTTCCTGCACACATAGAACCATCAGCTTTGTTACCTGATTTAGTAACCCATCTGTCTGGGAAGTAACCTGCAACTGTTTCGTTGCTGTATCTAATGTTACCTAATCCAGATGATCCTGAACCTGGATATTTTGTAGTTGTTACATAACTGTTTTTGTATTCTTTTACATTGTAACCAGAGCGTCTAGTATTCCATAACAATATACCGTTTGGATATAAAGCTGGATCTGGTGCATCTGGATCTAAAAATCCATCAGATAATAAGTCTTTAATTGAAGATGCTGTACCTGCCTGTGTACTGCCATCCGCACCTTTTTCTGTACTTGTATGCCATCTAGCATCTGCAAATACAATACCGTCTTCTGTTGTTTGGTCTGCTTTGTCAATTGCCACCCAAGCCGCACCAGTTGTAGTTACTGCTACTTGATTTGCAGTATTAGTAGAACTTAATGTAGCCGCGGTGTTATATTTGTAAATTTTTGGATAGTTTTCTAAATCACTTGTATCAACCCATAAATCGTTATCAACAAGTACTGTACCATCTGATTGTGAACTTGGTGCTGTTGCACTAAATTGTGGACCAGCCGGATCAGTATTTGCATATGTAGTTACGTATCCTGTCCAAGTTGTTCCATTGTGTACCATAATATCTGCTTCGTCTATATTTGTGTTATACCATAATGTACCATCTGATGGTTCATTAGTTGGTGCACTTGAACTTGCTGTGTAGCTTAATCTTTTCCAGTTTGAAGCAACCAATCCAGTATTAGCACTTGAATCCATTGTTTCACCTGTTGGTGCATCATATAAGTTATCAATTAATGTTGTTGAATTTGCTGTATATGTTCCATAAGAGTGAGCAGTTGAATTACTAAATCCTGCAGTTGCTAATGGAGAATTTTCTAAGTTATCAACCATTCTAAAGTCACCGCCTAATTTGTGTTTAATTTGAATTGCTCCTTTATAATTTCCTGAAGTAATAATTGATGCTTCTAGGTTAGTAAAGTTAGCCGCCGCAAATCCTGCCACAAAATCTTCTGCATCTGCGATTGTTGAACCATCTAGGTTACTAACTGTTACTTCTTTTGATACCATTGCTTCTGCATTTTTTACTGATTCAGCACAAGTAAATTTGCCTTGTAATCCTGTTGGATATGTTGTTTTAGATGAAATTATTGTTTCACCGCCTTCGTGTCTGAATAATTGTAAATCACCAACATTTGGTGTTGTGTCGGCCGCATCTGCCGCCGTCATTGATTCTTCAGTTATGTTGTATTGTGCATATAAAGTTCCTGCCGCAATACCTGATCCACCGTTTGCTGGATCTAGATTGTAAATTGCTGAATGTCCATTTGTATATAATGGTGCACTTACAGTAGACCAAGATGCACTGCTAGAACTGTAAAGTTTAGCAATAACATTAGTACCTGAATTTGCTGAAGTTGTTTTAAACCAAACAGAACCATTTGGTCTGTTGTCGTCTGCAGTTTTCCAAGTAGGTCTGCTTGTATGTGCTGATTGTAGGAATGTAGGGCCTTTATATGTAGCCGCCGTAATTCCTAATTCAGCTAGTAAACCAGAACCTTCTTCAATTCTAACTGTGTTTGTACCTGCTGTTGAATCACCTAATGCATAACCATTGTGATAAATTTCTAAATTTCCTGTTACAGAATCAATTGCCGAAGTTACGTTTGTAATACTTGCGGAATTTAAAGCTGAGTTTACATGAGTTAATGTTGTTCCACCTGCTTGTACAACTATACCATTAATGCTCATATTTTTACCGCTAGTTACAGTAGTACCTGATGCGGCTGAAACTACTGGATGTGATAAGTGCCATGCACTTGATCCTACTTGTACCCAAGTATTTGCATCATTTTTATAATAAATTTTGTTTGAAACGTGTGTAGTATTCACAGCATAATCACCAACTGAACCATAAGATGATTTAGGTGCACCTGTAGAAGTATCTCCAACGAGATTTCCTACAGCAGTAATTAATGATGGTGTTTTCGCTGTAAATGTTTGATTAGTTTTTGACCATTCAAATAGTCCCCAACTAGTTGATGCAAGGTCAAACCAGTATGTACCATTTGTTGGTGCTGATGTTGGAACGGATGCACTTCCAAGTAATTCTGAAGTGTTTACGTTTGCTCTTAAAACGTATGCTCTGTTGGCTATTCCTAAGAAAGAATATGCCGCTTGTAAGCCCCATTCGTTTAATTCATATCCGTGTAATGAATTTCCTGAAGCGTCTGTATAAAATTTTGGATCTCCAAATGTTTCTGTTAATTCTCTTTGAGATGATAGCAAATATACTGTATTTGCGTTTGCTGTTTGCGTTCCTGACGCTGTTCCTGTACCCGAGCCAGGTGTTTTATCCTGTCCCGATGCTACTATGAATAATGGAGTTGTACCTGCATCTGCTGGTACATAAAAACTTTCGTTTATTACTGAAACTTCTACTCCTGGTGATGTTAATGCCATTTTACGTGTTCTCCTTGCAAGTTATTACGTATACTAGAACTATTTATGTAATCATTTGATTTTTATGACATATTTTGCCAAAATTTGGTGCCTATATAGGCGACGTAAATACAATATATGAATATAGGTACCAGACCATTATGTATTAAATGTAAAGCAAAACCACGGGCGTATGGTTATAAAAAAGGTAATAAAATCTATTGGCGTAGATTATGTGATACTTGTAATCGTAAAAAGAAAAATTTAAAAACTGGTGGAATTACTGCTTTACAACGATCTGGTTATCGTAAAAAAAGTAAGTGTGAATTGTGTGGATTTAAAGCACAAAATTCTGTACAATTAGATGTATTCTTTGTAGACGGAAATTTAAGAAATACTTCTTATACTAATTTAAAAACTGTTTGTGCTAATTGTCAAAGATTAAGCAGTGTTAAACGTCTTGGTTGGAAGATGGGCGATCTTGTAGCCGATGAATAAATTGATCTGTATTAGCATTTAATCCTTCTATAGTACTATTATTTTCAATAATATAATCAAACGTACTACCCATCCAATCCCATTCAGATTGATGTGCCCCATGTTTTTGCATCTCTTCACGTGTGGGTAATTCTCCTCTTTTTACAAGTAGTATTTTGCCACCGTGTGCTTTAATAGTTTTAATTTCGTTTTGAAATCTAGTATCTGAAATTACAGTATTTTCACCTTTATATCTTCCAATAACAGAGTCAACCCATATTCCATCATACATTTGACCACGCATAACTTCAGTACCAAATTGTTGTAATATTAATCTTGGAGTAACTTCTTTGCCCATTTTTTCACTCCAAAATTTATCAGGTTGTTCTCTCCAATGTCTACTAGATGTAGTATTGCCTTCTAGCATATCTCTGTCCCAATTAAACATTGAGCTAACTGCATCTTTTAAACTTTTTGCAAAGCTATCTCTCTTATATCCGTGGTGTGTTACTAGTCGTTCTGCAACGGTATCTTTACCAGACCCTATTAGTCCTACTAATCCTATTAACATTAATTGATTATACTATTTTACAATACGTTTTGCAATCTCTGTTTTTGCTTCGGAAACAGCATCAAGAACTTGATTTCGTAATGATGTATTTTTTTTGGCTCGTTTAGAATCAGTTTCTAAACTTTTTACCAAGTCTTTTAGTTCGTTATAAGATAAATCTTGATAACTTCGATAACGTTTATCAGCTGTAACATTTACTTTTACTTTTGGCATTATACCAATATTTAAAATATTTGTATAATGAATTAAATGATTTGATAATGAATTAACCTATAACAAAACTATGTGGTGTGCCACCTTCAGTGAAATTATTGATTTCGTCATCAAGTTTTTCCATGTCAGTCATACCGTTTTGTTTTAGATCAGCACCATTAAGGGTTGTGCCACCTTGTGGACCAGCAATAGTATTAAATTTACCTCTTGCTTCACCTAACATTACCTTACATATTGCTAGTGTGTAATCTCTAATCCACGGTTTTGAATAGATGTCTTTAAAAAGTGTTATATCAGGTCTAAAATTGTCTGTATGCATTAATATAGTTTCGTTATCTGCTCTAGGTCTTTGTGTAATTGTAAGTTTTTTGTTTGCTACGTCATAATGAAATTGTATAAAACTTCCAAACATTTTTCCAATTAATTCCTGATAAGATGCAAAAGCATAGTAAGTTGCAAGACCTCCTGTTGCTCCTGCTCTTAACAAGTATGTGTTAGTGTATGCAAGATTGAACGGTTCAAAAAGTGTTCCACCTTCGCCACCTTCTGTACGAGAGCCGACTGTTCTACGAAATAATCTTCTAACATTAATTACTTCGTCAGGTAAAACATAAACATTTTGATTTTGTTTAAGTTTTAAAAAAGCATATGATTCTTCCACTGCATTAGACGATCTTTGTCTATATCTATTAATTGCTCTTTCCAAAGCAATTTGGTAGTGTTTTGGGTCTAATTCAACGTCAATCATACCCTCACCTAGGTTTGCTTTGACGTATTCAAATACTTCTTGTTGACCTGTTTGTAGTTCTGACATACTCATATTTATAGTTCTTTTACAATCTATAAATATAGATAATATGCCAAGATTGTCAATTTATAAGCCGGAAAAAGGGAATGATTTTAAGTTTTTTGATCGTAACATTAAAGAGATGTTTACGGTCGGAGGAACTGATTTATTTTTTCACAAATATTTAGGACCATATGACCAAGGATCAACTCAAAAAGATGGTCCAGCATCTCCTACACAACCACAATATTCTGGTGATTCTTTAAATGAAAGAACTATACAAGATTTATTATTTTTAGAAAATAGAGATAGAAAATATTCAGCAGACATTTATACAATTAGAGGAATTTATAATGTGCAAGATATAGATTTTAATTTATCACAATTTGGTATGTTTTTGCAGAATGATACTATATTTTTGACAGTACATTTAAATGATGCTGTAGAAAGATTAGGTAGAAAACCTATGTCGGGTGACGTAATAGAATTCCCACATATGAAAGATGATTTTAGTTTAGACGAAAGTATACCAATTGCACTTAAAAGATATTATGTTGTAGAAGATGTTAATAGGGCGGCAGAAGGATTTTCACAAACTTGGTGGCCACATTTATTAAGATTAAAATTGAAAACATTAGTAGATTCACAAGAATATAGAGATATTTTAGGTGACGCAACTACAACAGGTTCTCTTGCAAATTACATGAGCACGTATAATAAAGAAAAACAAATTAATGATGCAGTTGTAAATCAAGCAGAAGAAGACGCACCTAAATCAGGATTTAATTATAAACAATATTATGTTGCACCTATTGATGAACGAGGAAATATTAGAACCGATAATGTTAATACAACAGAAAGAATTAGTTCAGATAAACCTATAAATGCAACAATAGATTCACCTGCATCTTCGCATTATGGATTTTATTATGATGGAGATGGTATTGCACCAAACGGATATCCTGCAGGTTTTGGAACATCGTTTCCAAATA